GAGGCTACCCCAATGGGGTATGACCGGGTACCCTGCCCTGGTATCGGGTCAGATGCCGAACGTTTTGAACGGCATCGAGCTTGGTTTGATGGTCTGCTTGCCGGCCAGCAGCGCTCGTGCGTGTTCGTCTGTCTTGTCGCTCTTCATCCTGTTGCAGATGCGGTGCGTGAGCCTGCAGTTAGTGAAGCTGTATGGATCGCCGCCGCGTGAGACTGGTATGAGTTCGTCTACTTCGGCGCTCATCGGATGTGGTGTCTTCAATGTCTTGTCGACCGGCTTGCCGCAGATGGCGCACACGTCGTATGCGGCAAGCACTCTTGCCCTGAGCTGTCTGCGCCGCCAGCCGTTGCTGACGCGCTCGTTGCGCCGCTTGCTCATGTGGCCTCCCACGTGTATGGGACCCGGGGTGCCGTGGATTTGCCGACGATTATCTCCGCTGTTGGCCTGCTGGAATGCCGGTATAGGGGCTCCCGTATATGGACACTCCCGTGTCTTGTAGGGGCTCCCCATCATCTGCGAATGCCCCTCCCGGATTGTCAATACCCCTACCCCGGGTTTGTTTCATGGGTGCCTTCGGCGGGATTCGAACCCGCGTCCACACGCGGCCACAAGGAAGAGAATCCAATAAAGACTCGCGGCCGGTACGATCTACCACTGATTCCTACGAAGGCATGGACAGGCGGTTTGAGCATCACCGCATCATGTAAGCGCGGGATTGGCTTGCCTGCCGCTGTTGGTGTATGCCCACTCTGACGGGAGTGGGCGGAGCGTGTCCGATATGCCGTTCGGACAGGACGGGCAACAACCCAGAGAGTTAGGAGAATCCAAGGCGGATATGAGTGAGGGTTCAAACCAAGTCACCTCGGTTTGAACCCTCTAATCCACTGACAATTGTGCGTTGCACTTTCGATTTTGTCAAATCGAGTCGCGTCACATGACCTGTCCATGCACGTCGGAAAGCCTGTACAACGGCTGCCCCTTCACGTTTTCACCAACCGGTTGGAGCCTGCCGCGCTTGCGCCATGAGCGAATCGTGTTCGCGTTGCACTGGAATCCGCATTCGCGCAGCAGTTCCGCACACTCCCCCGCCGTGAACGCCCTGCCCGATTCGATGCACTCCCGCAGGAAACCCAATCGCACATCGACCACGCGATAAGTGTTGCCGCACACCGGACAATCAACGCTTACCGCTCCAACCTCCGCACTCAGCTCCACGCCGCACAGAGGATTCAGGCACCTGCCGATGCCGTGCCTGGATGGTGGCACGTCGATGATGGCCAGCGTCTTGCGCACCAACCGCTCCCAGTCATGCCAGATCAAACCGATGTCCGGCAGTCGGTTCAACCGCTGGCATGGCCAGCATGCCTTGAGCATGTCGACGACTGGCGGGACCGCGATGCTTGTGGCCCATGGCATGGCCGGCGGCGCATACAATCGACACCACAACGCCGTCACCGCATCCTCGATCTCCTGCAGATGGTCAACGACCGAGAGTCTGATCGGCGTGGGCGCGGACTGCAGGTTGACACGTCCAGGCTGGTGGCCTCCGTAATGCGCCGTCGAATCCAGGAACTCGCGCAGGGCTTGGATCCATGACGGATAGTCGTGGATCCATCCCCTCAAAGCGGTCTCGCACTTGTCGCACATCGTGGCCTGGATACGGCACTCCCCGCCGCACACTCGGCACATGCCGGCGAGCGCTGGCTTGTTTTGTTTGGTTTGTGCTGGTTGTGTCTGGTTTGGTGTTGGTTGGGATTCGTTGTTTTGTTCGTTCATTTGTTCGATTCCCTCCGGCGTGGTAGTCTGGTTTGTGGTAATGCCAGAGCCCGGCCGGAAGGTCGGGTTCTTTGTTTATTCGGTGGCGGAGTCCTGTTTTTCGAGGTGGACGTGTTCGATCTTGGCTCTATGGCGGAGCAGACCGGCGTATTCATCCATGACATCAAGCTGCCTGCTCAACAGACCGATCGGACAGACGAGCTCGAAGTCAAGCGTGCCATCCGCATACCGCTGCAGCATGCCCCTGAGCCTGCCAGCACGAGCGGTCAACTCACGGTATTCGACGCGCATCCGCCCCTCATAATCGCCTCCGTCGGCGCTCGCGGGTTGCGCTTGGTCAGCGGCGGCGAGCACTTCGATGGCTTGGCGAACGTATCCGTCGCGGATCCATTCGGATGCGGTCTGCCATTCCTCGTGGATGATTTCGGTGGAGTCCTTGCGGAGCGCCCATTTGAGTCCGAACAGACGTTCGGCGACGGCTTCGGTGCGCGCGTCGATCGGCGGCAGTGGCGGTTCGAGTGTTTCCTCGCTCATTGTTCCGGTTCCTTTCCGTGGGATGATTTATGGTCGGTCTTCCAGATTCTGTGCCAGAACAGCCAGATCATCCAGGCTGGCACTTCGACCCAGATGGTCAGGTACGGCGAGACGGCGTAGATCTTCCACCACCTGCCGCAGATGACGCAATGCTCTATACGCCGGTCGGCATCCTGGGATGGTCCGATGCCATTGCTGGCGCAGATGGCTGTGCCGAGAGCGTTCCGGCACAGATGCGGAGTCCGGTCTTTCATTCGTCGGCCTCCGATTGGGACAGGCGCCACTGCTCGAAAAGACGGTAGGCATCCAGCGAGATGGTCCGGACCGGGCTGAACTTCAACCGCCACATGCAGTCGGCGCACACCTCGGTGAATGTCTTCGCCTGGCCGCCATAGATGAGGCCTATGGAATAGACGGGACTTGAACACCACCGGCCGCACAAATCGCAGGTGTGCATATCCTGCGTGACCAACTCGTCACGCTGCGGCAGGAACGGATTCCCCGCACCCCTTTCATCCACGGCTGCGGCGAGCGCCTTCCTGATCTCGTCCCTGGCGTAGAGGAAGGCGTTGTGTCGGGTCTGGGCGTAGCCGACGAAGGGGGGGTATTGCCGTCCCTTGTCGCGGCGCGGACGGCTTCGAGTTCCTGGTCGATGAGTTTGTTGAGCACGCCGATGGCGATGTCTGCTTCACTGTCTTTCATTTCGTTTCCCTTCGTATTTGCTGGATGATCGTCTCGTATGGTTTGCGGTGGAAGATGCGTATCCACCATTCGGGGCGGCGGCCCCATATGGTTTTGACTTCGGTGAGAGGAAACCATGATACGTACCATTTTGAGCAATTTCCGCAGTACAGCACCTCGCCTTCCTCCTTCGGTCTGGGATGCTCATGGTCGAACGCTGGCGGCCTTGGCACCAAATAACTTCGATTGCTCATTTTGTGTCCTTGAGTGTGATGCGTTTCATTCCTTCGCCGCCTTCATTTCTTGGATTTCACCGTCGAAAAAATCGATGATGAGATTGCAGATGGCGGCCGCCGACGTTTTGAGCTGGGCTTTTTCCTCTTCGTTTTCGGCTTTGATGGCGAAAACGGCATCCTTGCTGTTGAAATTGATTCTCATTTCGTGTCCTTCGTGGTTGGGCGGACGGTGAATGCGACGAGTCCGGTCTCGGCATGGAATACCTTGGCCGGCTCGCCAGTCCTCAGGGACATGGCCTGCGCGTAGTCGCCGGCATCGTCGATGTTCTCGAACGTTCTGATGCCTTCCGTGGTGACGACGTTGTAGCTCATCTTGCCGGCTCCTTGTCCGCGCCGCTCACATGGCTCCAGTCGCAGGACAGGCCGGCCTGCTTGCCGTTCGTCGAGTAGACGATGCAGTCCACTTGCCTCGTGTCGGTCAGGGTGATGACGCATTCCGTGAATACGTCGGCCCCGGCGGAGCACTGCGAGTCGACGGACCTGACCGCATGCGCTGGCGTGGAAGGCTCCGACGCGCTTCCGCATCCGGCGAGCGCGACGCAGAGTGAGAGGGTGATGGTGGTGAGGGCGGCGCAGATGGTGTTTCTCATTGGTTGTTCCTTTTCGTGTGGCTGGCGTGGTGGTTCCAGAGGCGGATGGCTTTTTTGAGGTTTTTGCCGTCGACGTGGAGGATGCATTTGTGCCGGCAGTTGGGGCAGATGCAGCCGTAGATGGTGTTGACCGGTTTGCGTGTGCGGAGTTTGTAGATGGCGCCGAGGGTCAGGATGAGCGGCTGTGACTGGCGGCATGCCGGGCAGGGTGCGGGTCTGCGCCATTTGCGTGGGTTGGTGGCGATTCTGACGGTGTCTGTGTGGTGCATTTCATTCCTTTCCGTAGATGGCGAGGCTTCGTATGCCGTCGCTCATGCTGTTGGAACATGTGTTCGGATCGTGGTCGATGATGTCCAGGCATATGCCTTGGAATCGGAGGCTGGCGGTGCCGTCCGGATGTCGGATGAGTTCGAGTCGTCCGTCGATGATGACGTCCTGGTCTGTTCGGGCGATGCAGCGGCGGCCGATCAGGATGACCGGATCGGCCGACCGCCATTTATGCAGCGGAACGTTGACGCTCACCGCGGCTCCTCGCCTTCGTTTCCGCCTTGGGCGTCCTTTCCGGCCGCGTCGTAGCCTTCGTCGTACACGTCGTCGAGCAGCGTCTGGAACTCGGGAGAGGCGAAGAACGTGCTGATGGCGTCCTTGGCCACGCGCCTCCATGGCTCTTTGCCCTCCATGGGCATCTCGTTCCATGGGCGTGGATGGCGGGCCCCGTTGCTGTACCAGCGCAGGTAGATGACCTCGGCCACCTTGTTCTGCGTCTCCAGACCGATCGGAATGGTCTCCTGGTCTGCCATGATGGCTCCTTTCAGTATGTTTCCGGCGGTTCCACGCCGCTGCGGTCAGCAATGATGTAGGCGGCGAGCGCGACGCATAGGGTGAGGATGATGAGCATGGCGTGCAGGGCGAGCCATTGGATGGGGATCCAGTGGTGGAGGCCGATGCCGATGATCGGCCGGATGATGGCGTGCGGCACGAGCAGCAGCGCGGCGAGGGAGAACAGCGTGGCGAACCAGTCGCCGACGCGGCTGGAGATGCGGTTGATGGTCTGTTTCATTCCGAGGTTCCTTTCATTGTTGATACGGTTCATGGCCTGTTGGCCACCCAGCCGATCAGGATGGCGGCGCATAGGAGGATCACTGCTGCGATGCTCATCACCACTTCCCTTTCAGGAGTTCGCGGTACCTCCTGTAGTCGTTGATGTCGCGTTGGATGCAGTCGCGTACTCTGTGTGGGCTTTGGTGGTCCTTGTATAGGTCTTCCGGGCATTGCAGGAATGTGAGGTAGCGGCGGAGCGCGGTCAAGTCGAACTTTCGATAGCTCAGCCATGCGCTTGGCCGCAGGTTCAGCCGTGCCAGAAAAGCCATGTCGAAGTCCACGTTTGTTCCCGCCGGGATGAGCGTGAACCGCTGCGAGAGCGAGTCAAGATATTCCTCGACCGCGTTGGCCACGGCGCCGATGCTGTCATTGCGAAACGAACTGTTCAGCAGCTCGAACAGAAGTCCGTTGTCGGTGTGCATCGAGAACACCACAGGACTCATATCCAGCAGGTCCAGGCTGGCCGGACGGATGATGCGCGTCAGCGATCCGAACGATTGTTCGCCCAACACGTCGGTGCATTCCATGCCGACTTCCAGCGGGAGGGACGATGCCCTATCGATGCCGGTTGTCTCGAAGTCCAACCACAGGAGCGCGTCGGGCTTGGCCGCTTCTTCGTTCATTGTCGGTTTCCTTTCGTCTGGAGGAGGATGATTTCGGTCTGGGTGAGCGTGATGGCTGTCCCGTCCTGGTTGAGCCGGAGCCATCGGCCTCGCCAGTCGAACACCGGCACATCACGCGGATCCGCGCCGAGCGGGACTATCAGCCCGAGGCGTTCGGCCTCCTTCACATGCTGATGGACCCACCCATGACAGCCGGTCGTACCAGAACCGCACAGCTCGACGATGTTGGCCGGACTGTGCCTCACATCCGGATCCGCCGCCCGCCGCAGTTGACGGTGATGGCCGGAGCGTCCAGGCCAGCATGACGGATCATGGATGTTCGTCCCGCAACGCAGGCAATGCCATCCCTGCCGCTCTAAGGCGGCACGCTTCGAATCAGCAAACTCACTCACAACGCACCCCCTCCTGCATCAGACCGTCAACCAGCACCAAACACGAAGTGCAATTGGCCCTCAACCCGGCCGCCATCGCCACGATGCCGTCATCCGCCCTGCCACCGGCGAGCGCTCGCAGTTCGATTGTGCTGGCGGTCTGGGCGGTGTCGGTGAGGAGGCGGCTGAGTTTGTCGAGTTGTTCCCTGGTCATTGGTTGTTCTCCTCGTCTTCTTCGTTTTCGTCGGAGTCGGCTTCGGTGATGGCTGCGATGAGCTGGTCGAGGTGGCTGGTTTCGTCGTCGGCGGACGTATATCCGAGGTCTTGGAGGATCTGGTAGTAGCCGGGAATGCGTCTGCTGGTGTCGTTGACGGCGGTCCAGTCGGTCGGGTCGATGAACCATTCGAAACGTGCGGCGAGGATGGATGCTGCTTCCAATGGCCAGTCGTCGGTCTGCAGGCTGATGCGCGCGGCTGTCGGGGTGTCTTCGGCTGTGATGCCGGTGATCTTCTCGTATTCCTCGCGGCTTCCGGTGTGGTCGTTCCAGTTGGTGAGGGCGTCGGTGAAGCCGCCTGGGAATGGGCCGATGATCTGCAGGAGTCCGAGCCGGGCCGTGGTTTCGATGAGCTTGTCGCGTTTGACGCCGTGGAGGTTGGCGTGGAGCCATGCCATGCGCTTGTCTGCGGATGCGGCGGCGTATTCCTCGAGCGCGTGCCGGCGGGCGTCGCGTTCGGCTTGTTCGGCGGTGCGGCGGGCTTCCTTTTCAGCGTCGGCGGTCTTGTCGCGGCGGGTCCAGAGGTAGACCTGCTGCGAGACCGTGTGGATGGATACGGCTGCTGGGTTCTGTTCGCGGATCTTCTCGATGGCTTCTTCGGGGGTGCCGGTGGATGGGAACATGCAGCCGGCGTATCGCCATTCCGGGTCGCTGTAGGGCTTTTCGGGGTCGGGGATGAGGTTGAAGCCGCTGTCGGGCTCCACGAGGAGCGCGGCGACCGATTCGATCCATTGCCGGTCGTTCTCATCGCGTTCGATGCGGCTGAGGGTGTAGTCGAAGTTCGAGGTGCCCGCCGCCTGCGCGAGGCGCTTCTGCAGATCCGGACGGCCGTCATATCGCGCTATGCCCACGAGCTGGCCGATGGAGATCTGGCCGAAATCGTCGCGGGATGCTCTGACCTCGTTGTCGATGCTGGCGGCCTTGGCGCGGTCACGCACGTAGTCGCCGCTTCGGCCGAGCCGGTGGGCGACGCTGGCGGTGGTGGCTCCGAGGTCGAGCATGCCCTGGATGGCGTCGGCCTCCTCGAGGACGGTGAGCTGTTCGCGCTGGCAGTTTTCGGTGACCATGGCCTCCAACTGCTGCAACGGGTCTAAGTCAAGCACGAAACACGGCACGGCTCCGGTGCCGGCCTGCTTGCATGCGGCGAGACGACGATGGCCGGCGATGACACGATAGCGCTCGCCGTTGGGTACGACGGAGAGCGGCGAGAGCAGGCCGTTGGCTTTGATGCTCGCCGCGAGGTCGGTCACGTCGCCGATCTGCTTTCGTGGATTGTCCGGGTGCGGGTCGATGAGGCTCGTGTTGATGAGCTTGATCTGGTTGGTTTGGTAGTTGCTCATTGCTTCTCCTTGCTGGTTTCTTGGTTGTTGAGTTCGTCGGCGCATGCCTGGCATGCGAGATACCACTTGGACGGTTTGCCTTCCCGGAGGCTTCCGGTGTGGTCGTATTCGTCCTCGTGTGGATCCATGAGCTGGTGGACGTGTTCGCAGTTCCAGGTGTGCTTGTGCTGGCGTGTGGGTGTGATGGGTTCTGGCGCCCATGTCTCCCACTGGTCGCGGAGCCATGTGTTGAGCCGTGGGATGTGGCCGCTGCGGATTTGGCCGTCGTTGACGGCGCGCTTGTAGCGGCGGAGCGCGGTCTGGAGTCGGGTCAGTTCGACGGGGTTTCCGGCGATGGCCGCGTACAGGGTTCTGGCTTCGACTTCGGTCTTGCGGCCTTTCGCGCCGACGGATCCGGGATAGGTTTCGGCGAAATGGTCGAAGCCGGATTCCGGCGTGGCGGGTTGCTTCGGTTTGCCGGCGGGAGGGGTCGGAGAGGGTATATCGGTATCGGTATCGGTTTTATGCCATGTTTTTGCTTGGCTGTCCCCTAGCAACTTGCTAGAAGGTTTGCTACCGTTTTGCTCTCCGTTTGCTTGGCTGTTTTCCGGCAAGTCGCCCGACGTTTGCTTGGCCTTTTGGTTGGCGGCCTTACGGCGTCCTCCCTTGCTTCCGGCTTTTCGGCGCGCCTCGCGTTGCTCTTCGGTCAGCACTCGTGGCTCCCTGCAGATGCCTTCGGCGTAGACGGGACGCCATCCGCCGTCGTGCTCCTCCATGAGTCCCGCATCGATGAGCTGCTGGAGCTGGCGCATGGTGCCTCCGGCGTCCTTGAGGTCGAGCTGGTCGAAGTGGCCGGGATACGCCGACGGGTCCTTCGATTGCATCGAGACGCCTTTGGAGTGGATGACGCAGAGTTTGACCCACAGGCCCACGGTGGCGAGCGGTAGGCGGCGGATGCGCCTGTCGTCGGCCATCTGGTCGTCGATGATGAACCACATTCTTCTTCTCCTTCCGTGGTTCGGGTTCCTTGGAGGCTTAGCTGATCTCGCCGGTGTCCGGGTCGATGGACGCCTCCACGTCGCCATCCTCCATGTCGAGGCTGCGGCGCAGGTCGTCGATGAGGATCATCTGCCGTGATGTGGCGGGCTTCGCGCACATGTTCTCCATGGCCAGGCCGGCGTCGAGGATGCGCTGAGCGAGGTCTGCGCAGTCGTACACGGCTTCGGTGATGGCGTGGATGCCGCCCCACTTGTCGATGTGCTCCTGCTTGTTTTTGGTGTCCATGACGTTGCGGCATGCCTTGAGCACGACGGCCGCGGCCTTGGTGACCTGCTGCGTCTTGCCGATGAGGTCGATGAGCATGTCCGGTGTCGCTTCCTGCGGGATGAGCGCCTGTTGTTCGCTGGCTTTCATTGCTTCCTCCTTTAGAATTCCGGTTCCGGATCCGGTTTGCCGAAGTCCCCAAATGACGATTGGTCGGCCGCCGGCGCGCCCCACGGATCATCGGCCGCCGGCGCGCCCCACGGATCATCGGCCGGCGGCGCGGCGGGTTGCTGTGTCTGCGCCGACTGTTGCGGCCGTTGGCTCCAGCCACCGACGCCGGTGTTGACGGTCGGGCTGCGGCGCGGCGGGTTGCCGTAGACGGGACCGCCCTGGCGGCTGATGCGGGCGACCTGCGCCGTCGCGTACCGCAGCGATGGCCCGATTTCGTCGACCTGCAGCTCCACGACGGTCCGATTGGTGCCGTCCTGCGCCTGATACGAGTGCTGCTTGAGCCTGCCTTGGGCGATGACCCGCATACCCTTGGACAAAGATTGGATGCAATGCTGCGCGAGGTCGTTCCATGCCGAACAGCGGAGGAAGAGCGCGTCTCCGTCCTCGTACTGTCCGGTCTGCCGGTTGTACTGGCGTGGCGTGTTGGCGATGGTGAAGCTGGCGACCTGCGCGCCCTGGCCGGTGGTCCTCAGTTCCGGATCCGCGGTGAGGTTGCCGACGATGGTGATGACGGTCTCCCCTATGGCCATGTCAGGCTCCCTTCACATATCCAGCCGGTTCCGGGCCGAGCTGGCTTGGATCCTTGGCCTTCCACGCGCATTTCGCGCGCAGGCATCCGGCCTCGCGGTCGATGACGATCTCGCCGAAGCGCGCCGGCGCGGCCATGGTGAGGTTCCAGCCACGGTCGCGGTTGAGCGCGCTGATGGTCTCGTACAGTTCGCCGATCAGTTCGGCGGCCGTCATGCCGACGCTGGCGGGTGTGAGTGGCCATTCGAACCACTTCTCGCCGTCCGGCCTGCTTGGTGTTTTGCTTGGCAACGTTTGCCTCCTTTGGATTGATGTCGTGCCGGGGCGCGGAATCGAACCGCGCATCCATCCGCCGGCGTTATCGGAGCGCCGATCTATGGCGCCCGCATCCTGTCGCGGGCCCCGGCGAAGGCCGGACGGGAGGAGAAGAGAGAAGATGACCCGTCCGGCCGGTTTTAACGTCTTTTCCTTGACGCGCGGACGGTTCCGGCATGGCCGCGCATGACGAACCACGTCCATGCCGCAATGTGTGCGGAACCGTCCAAGTCCTTCACTGCCGTTGCTCGTCCAGCCAGCGCGCGAAGCGGGGGTCGGAGCACAGGCGACGCATGATGACGGCCGTCGGAATGAGCACCGCGAACGGCACGGCGATGAGATGTTCGATCGGATGCGTGCACGCCGGCGTGCAATACAGCACCCACATGGCCAGCAACCACACCGCGAACAGCAGCTGATGCAGGATGACGTGGGCAAGGGCCTTCATCACATCAGCTCCTTGTTAATGGTGTCGATAACGATGTCCACGAGGTCGGCCACGTCGAGGTCGACGTATCCGACGATGTGACCGAGCGAACGCCTTGCTTCGATTTCGTCCCATAAGTCGCCGCAGGCCGGACTGATGGCGTCGCCATGGTCCTCAAATTCCCTGAATATCGCTTCGACGCAGGCTTTGCGGATGTTGTTCATTTGTTCTCCTTTTCTTCCCATGGGTCAGGCCACGGGGTATCGGTACGCCAGTCGTTGTCGGTCATCACGCGCCCACCTCTTCCTCGTATTCGGCCGTGCACTGGTACAGGTGTTGCGCGAAATAGGCGATCATCGGCTCCTTCGGATACATGACGATTCGTCCCACCTTCACGAACTTCGGGCCGATGCCCGCGCTACGCCAGTACGCCAGGGTGCCCTCCTTGATGCCGCAGTTGTCCGCGATGTCCTTCGTCGTGTTCATCGGCTTCAACGCCGCCGCCAATGCTGCGAACACCCTGACTTTGTTTCCTTCGAATTCGAAAGGCTGGATTTCATTGTTCATTGGATTCTCCTTGGATTTTTGATTGCTCCTTCGCATATGCTTGTGATGTTCAATCCGAGCATGAAAGGAGGTGAAATGGATAAGAGCTTTCTTAAAATCGATGGTGTTGTGCTTCCGGGCGCTCCAGATTTCCTTGTCGAACAGTTCAACGAAATCGAGGAGATTCTGAAAGGAATGAAGCCCGGAGAACGCAAAAGCAGAACCTTCATTGCGAGAACCAACGATGACAAAGAGAACATAATCACCGTTTCTCTGCATTGCGGTACCACAATGAGCCTCGACATCATCGATGATGGTTCCGATGCTTATCAAGCGTGTGCTGAACGCTTGAAGAACTAAGGACCGTTCTCTTAAAATCTCTCGAACCATCTTCTGAATCGCCGTCCGCGAGAGAGAGTTCCAATTCCTCGCGGACGGCTTTCCTTATCGCGCCAAGCATCGCCGGGTGCAGGCGTTCGAACTCCTCAACGGAGATCGGGTTCGTGGATTCGTCCGGTGTCTCGGCCGGAATATTGATGCTCATTTCGGATTCTCCTTAGAATCGTTTTCATTGGCCGTTAGCTGTTGAGCCACAGATTGATGAAGATCGTGATGACGCTCACCACCGCGCAGACGATGGAGAACCAGGTCGTTATCGTTTCCATATAAAAACCTTCCTTTCGATTCATGCGTCGGCGAGCGCCTGACGCTCACGGTTTGATCTGTTTGATGCCGTCGATTGGTTGCAGGAGCTTGATCATGAGCTGGTAGAGGCTCATGCCGAACATTCCGGCGGCTTTCTCGAGTTGCTCGGTGGTGAATGGACCCTCACCCTGCAATCGCTTGCTGATATATTGCTCACTCACACCAAGCTCTTTGGCGAGCGCGGCCTGTGTCTTGCGGTGCCGTGCAAGCTCGCCGCTGAGATTCCTTGCGATGGTTTCCGTCTCACTCATCTGTCTTGCCGCTCCTTTCTTTGTTCATTGCCTTGCAGCAATTCTCAATCTACCTATTTAGGTGATTTTATCCGTTTACCTATATAGGTTCTTTACAAAATCTACTTATTTAGATAAACTTCGAGCATGGCAAGAGGACCGAAAAACGAAGTCACCGAAGACAGCAAGAGAATCATCGACATATGCCGTCAGCTGTTAAAAAACAGCGATATATCAATCGACGAATTCTTTGATTCCAGTGGATTAAGCAATAACTACTGGTACAAACGCATGCGCTATGAGGCGCCGTTGAATACGTCAGATGTGGAGCACATCGCCTCCACATTCGGGCTCACCAGCCTCGACATCTACACCCGCGCCCTGGGCAGCGATGCCGCACGAGCCTACGCCGCCCGCGAGCGCGAGTTCCAGGTCACGGATGATCTGGTGGATCGTATCGCTTCCCGTCCGGAGGATTTCGGCGTGGCTGCCAACGACGATCCGAACAAGGCACTTGAAGCGGAAACGCCAAGAGATTGAATTTTTAATGCAAATCAACCAAGGAAAGAAGGAAACCATGTACAGGAAGACAATCGCAACGGCCGTTGCCGGTCTGCTCATTCTCGGGCTTGGCGCATGCGGCAACGCCAGTGACGCCAAAACCGCCGACGCCGGCAGCGCGAGCCAATCGCAGACGACGAAGAAGCCGGCAGAGAAGAAGCCGGTAGAACAGCCTGCGGATCTGACTGGCACGTGGAAGCAGACCAACTCCGGCAGCACGGATTCCTGGATGGAGGCCGAGATCACGGCCGACACGATCACCGTCCAGTGGGTCAGCGACAACGGCGATACGAAGAGCCTGTATTGGAAGGGCTCCTACAATGCGCCGGACAAGGCCGGCGACTGGAAGTGGACGAGCCAGGGAGACACCGCGGCGATGCAGGCGTCCCTGCTCGGCTCGCAGGACGCCACCAAGGACTTCACCTACACCAAGGCGGACGGCGTCAGCTGGGAGACCACCGCGATGGGCACCACCACAGTGGTGAAGACCGCCAAGCAGTGAACGACGCCACATTGACGTCCTGGTCGAAGACACTGGGCGTGCGAGTGGAGGAACGCCGGCTGGCCGGAGACAGGTGCGGACTCTACTACGATCCGCTCCGCCTCATCATCATCGACGAACGGCTGGCCGGATTCCAACGCCGCTGCACCTTGTGCCACGAGCTCATCCATGCCAGACACCACGACCCCGGCTGTGGCAGCCAATACGGAATCAAATGCGAGCGCCGTTGCCGTAGGGAGACCGCGCTGGCGTTGATCAGTCCGGTGGATTACGGCATAGCCGAGGAGATCTACGGGGGCGAGGCGTGGCCGATGGCGGTCGAATTGGGCGTGACGGTGCAGGTGCTGATGGACTACCGGCAGCTGCTTCATGATTCCGGCGTGTGCATGCAATAGTTATACGCCTTTATACGTGTTTATAGAGCCTTATACCCCTTCGGATTCCTTATAAAAAATGACCCCGGCCACCCGCATACCGCGAGCGCCGGGGTGAAGAACATGTGGGAAGAAGCGCCATGAAAGTGACCATTGATGATCTGTGGCTCAAGAATGACGATGATGGCAATCCGCCGAGTCGCGCGGCCAAACGCTCTTTGGCGAACTCACGCGATCCGATGAAGGCCAATGTGCCTGAGAAGTGGCGTAAAAGCCGTTATGGAGTCGGGATGCGCTGGCGTTGTCATTGGACCATCGTCAAGGACGGTAGACGTGTGCAGAGGGTGAAGCAGTTCGCCAGGCTCGCCGAAGCGCAGGAATATGCCGCGGCCATGGAGGACGACATCAGGCGGGGACGTTACCGCGATCCTCGTCAGGAGCTTCGTGTCCTGGATGATGTGGCCGGCGAATGGCTCGCGTCGAAGGTTGATCTGAAACCCGGCACCGCAGGCCGGTATGCGAGGGAGCTGCGCCTGTACATCCTGCCCAAATGGGGTGGCATGACGTTGCGGGAGCTTCGCCCTGACATGCTGCAGGAGTGGGTCGGGCAGCTCATGGACGGTGGTTATCCGGCCGCGTTGCCGGACGGGCGTGATTCGAAGCCGCTGAGCGCGAGGAGCATCCGCAATATCATGAAAGTCGTCCTCAAGGGCATCTTTGACTACGCCGTCTCGAACGGGTGGGTCGGTGAGAATCCTGTGGACAGGGTCACCGTGCCGAAGATCGTCTCCGACGACGACATTCTGTTATATCTGGTGGTTTTTAGGTTTGGTTTGACAGAATGTTTGGAGATTGGGAAACGTTGGTATTTCAACGTTTTTACCATCCTGCAAGTTGTGACTGGTTATGACTGTATGGAACACAACGTGACGGTCTTTGTATGCGGTTTGTATGCGGAATGGAGAAAAAGCCCCTCTCTCAGCAGTGCTGAGAGAGGGGCGCGTGTTACATGAGGGTACGAAAATCACTCACGGTTAAGTGTTGTGCCTGAAACAGGTGCAACACTTATTTTTCGTCGGAACTGGCTGCCGTGAGCTGGCTCACGCCGATCAGAGCGCCGACGAACAATCCGACCGCGTTGATCGTGGTCACGATCTCACCGCAATGAGGCAATCCCCACTGCGGGCCGACCGCGCCGACCAGCCACGCGACGGCCGGCAAAGCGATCAACGCGAGCCACTTGAGCGCCTGATACGTCTTGTTTGGCAGCAGGTAGCCATTGGTATTGGATTCGTCCATTCCACACCTCCTTAAAATTCGAGGCCGGTCAGTGCAAGACCTGACCGGGATAAATCGTGTACGGGGCACGCAACCCGTTGCGTTGGGCCGCGGCCGGCCAGCCGGAACCGTAGATCTTCCACAAGCTCTCGCCTGCTGTGACCACGTGGGACGTGCCGACAGTCCGAGCGCCGACGTTGGAGGCCGTGGAGCCTCCGTAGCAGACGCGCTGACCCGGCCAGATCCGGTTGATGTTGCCGCTCGGCACGCTCCACGCGCTGGCCGGCGTGCGGCCGGTACGGCTGGCGATCGCTCCCATGGTGTCGCCGGAGCTGACCACTACGCAGTAGCCGGTATTGCCAGATGGCGTCGTGACGCCACTGCCGGACAGTCGCCGGTTGACGATGGCCATGACCTCCGTGTAGCGGCTGCCGAGCAGCTGACGGCGTTGCGGGTCGTTGCCGTACTCGCCTCGGATCACGGCCGAGGCGAGTGTGTTCGCGTCGGCGACCGGGGCTCCGTTGGTCTTGTTGTTCTCCGGCGGCGTGGTCGCGTTGGACGTGACGGAGGATGCCGGAGCGCCCGCGTACTTCGCCCAGGTCACGGCGTCGCCGTAGAACCAGTTGACGTCCACCGCGCCGCCGATGCCTCCGACCGCGCCGGAACTGGAGTACTGCCACGCGGCCGCGAACGGCCACGGGTTGACGGAGTACGGGACGGCTCCAGGATTCCGGAGCCTGTCACCGGCATAGCCTCGCGGATAGCCCGCGACCCACAGTCCGGCGTTCGTGGCCACTACGGCCGACCAGTCGCCGGTCGGAATCATGGCCGCGCTCATGTAGATCATCGGGTTGACGCCCCATGTGGCCTTGACGCGGTTGACCCAGCGTAAAGCCCACCATGTCTGCTTGCCCCAATATCCGCCGGGAGCGGAAGGCTCCCAGTCGAGCACTGGGATGGCGCGGCCGACCATGCCGCGTGCCCGCGCCTCGGCCACGAATTTGTCGGCCTCGGCTTCCGGACTGCTGGTCTGTGGACTGGCGAAGTCGTAGGCGCCCTCGCGGATGCCGTTGGCTCGTGCGGCGTTGACCTGGCATGTGGCGTATGGGTTGACGTACCCCGTGCCCTGATTGAGCTTGATGAATGCGAAGTTGACGCCGGACGACTTGGCCTGCGCGCCGTCCCAGCAACCTTGATAGCTGGCCGTGTCGATGCCGGTGTCGGCCATCGCGGCCGGCGCGACCGCCATGGATATGGCGACGGCGAGCGCGGTCAGTAGCTTGCGCCATTGTCGGCGTGGATTCATGTGCTTGTGTTTCGGCTTGCCTTTGTTGAGGATGTTCAAATTCCTCTCCTTCCCGCCCCGATTCGGGGCAATAAAAAAGCCACCCGTTTGGGTGGCTTTGGTTTGTTGGAAAAATGATGGGATGCTAGCAAGGGATGCGGTAGACCCAAGGCCGGCATGATAGATTCCGGCGACCGGCAGGCCATTGACGCATACCCCCCCCCCGAAGCTGTTCCGCCATGATTCCTCCTTAGATGATTTCTACAAGGCTCACGTCATCGACCCTCAGCAATGTGTTTTCCGTGATTGTGACGGTCACGGCCGTGCAGTCCTTGGGCGCGGTGAAGTCGAGAGTGACTTCATGCCATTGCGTATCAGCCCTGATTGGCGTTTTGGCTGATGCCACCACCGCGTCTCCGGCCGTGACCGTCGCCGTGACTCTGCGCCATGAGCTTCCATCTCCGACGGCATGCCAGAAGTCGAGGCGGTAGCGTGAGCCGGGGCTGACGGCCACGGTCTGCGACACCCCGCCGTCATTGCTGCGGCTCATATACCATGCGAGTCCGCCATGCGGATCGTGGACGGCAGAATTTGCCGATGATGATGTGACGACAGAGCCGTCGCCTATCGCCGTCCATCCCGTCAGCCCGGCCTCGAACCCGCCGTTGACGATGAGATTGTCATCGGGATTGGGCAGTACGAGGCGCGTGCCGGAATGCGAGAGTCCTATCATGCGGCCAGCACGGCACGCGCCGCCCACCTGCCTTCCCATGATGCCGATGCCGGTCACGACGCCTCCTCTCGTGGCCACCAGTAGAAGTTAAGCGGATCTGCGGCGCTTTTGGCGGCGGCGTCGGCGGCGTTCGTGCACTGGATCCACTTGGGGACGGCGGCGGCGCTATCGGCGGCCTGCGCGGCGGATTTGGCGGCGGCTGTCTGCGAGGCCTGCGAGGCCGATTCGGACGCCTTCGCGTTGGCCGCACTGGCCGCGGCCCCGGCTGCCTTCCCGCTGGCTTCCCGTGCAGACCCACTAGCCGCCTGGGCATCCGTCTTCGCGCTTGCCGCGCTGGCATCGGCGGCGGTCTCGCTGGCCTTCGCCTTGTCGGCCGAGCCGGACGCGGATTGAGCGGATCGGGCGGCATTTGATTCGGATGCCGCCGCAGCCGACTGCGACTGCGCCGCGCTCTCGGCCGACTTCGCGGCAGCGGTCTCACTTGCATTCGCCGCACTGGCGCTCTCACCAGCCGCAGTAGCCTGCTCGGTCGCGGCCCTCATGGCCGTCTCCGCGGCCTGCCTTGCCGCTTCGGCCTTGCTTTGGGCGTCGATGGCCTGCGCGGCCTTGTCGCCAGCGGTCTTGGCCGCGGTGTCGGCGGCGGCCGCATCACTCTTGGCCTGCGCGGCCTTGTCGGTGATCTGCGCGGCGATCGACCGTGCCTCGCCGATCAGCCCCTGCGCCGTGGTCTCGGCTTCGTGCGCGAGACTGGCGCTGGATGCCGCCGCCATCTGCGACACGAGTGCCTTCGCGGCCGCACCCGCCGCCTTCGCGCTCTCCTGCCCGGCCACGCCCTCGCTGGCCTTCGCCGCCTGCGCGGAGCTTTCCGCACGGGTCACTTTGTCGTCAATCGACTCGATCTGATCCAGAGCGGACTGTGCGGCTCGGGTCACGGTCTCCCACGCGGCCACGGTCTCCGAGGATTGGTCCAACGTCTTGGGATCCACGTCCGCCAGCCCTGAGTACTCCGCCGACTCCTTGTCGGGCACCTCGACGTATCGCACGATTCCGCCCGCCACGAGCTCAGACGCCCTCCACGCCCACTGAGTCGTCGAGGGCATCACCTCCGCCGTGGCCTCGCCCGCCGTAAGCTTGACGGTCTGTGCGACCGGCAGACGGATAGCATCGGCGACCGTGACGCGCCTCGTGGGCACGAGGCTCACGCTGCCATCCAGTCCACGCCCCTCGGCGTCGGCCAGATGGAAATGCACCAATGTCATGAGTGCTCCTTCCTTGTTGGGCCGTTATGCGCGGCCATGATCTCGTTGTGCATCTTCGTTCCCGTCCCGTTGCCACCAAGCGCGCTGTACGCGCTGTACGCGTCATCGGCCTCGTCCATCACCTCGACCGGTATCGGACTGTTGGTCTGCACGTATTCACGGTGGATGCGGATGATCTCCGCACGGAGCAGGACACGCAGGCCGTGGATCATCGCACGCCCGTACCTCCACACCACCGCGGCGAGCGCGACCGCGCCGCCGCACATGGCGGGCACGAGCCATGCGACGATCTGATCGAGCAGTTGCATCACAGGCCTTTCTACTGTGGAATCCCACACGCCGACCATTGCGGACAGGCCGCTGCGGCGTGTGGGATTTGGAGGTTAAAAGATGCTGTTGTCCGTTTTCCATGACGAGGTGTGGCTGCCGTCATGCGCGAATCTGAGAGAATGCACCATGGTCGGCTACGAGAGCGCGTGGCAATGCCACATCGTGGACGCTTTCGGCGGGCTTGAGATCGATTCAATCACTGCCGGCATGATCGAAACGTGGATGGCCGGCATGCCGCGCGGCGCGGCGCGCAAGGCATGGGGCGTTCTCCGCACCATGCTCCGCAAGGCATTCAGGTGGGGCATGAGCAGTGTGGACGTGACCACGCGCGTCAGGGGACCGAAGAGAACGGATCACCAGCCACGCGTGCTCGACGCACGGCAGATCGCCGCACTGCTGCGCGGCTTCTGGGGACATGAGCTCGAGGCATGGCTCATCTGCAGTGTAACGCTGGGACTCAGGCCGGAGGAGGCGCTCGGCCTCGAATGGTCGGACATCGACCTGCGCGGCGGACTGGTACGGATCCGGCGCGGTGTGCAATGGGTATCCGGCCACGAGGTCGTTGTCGAGCCGAAGACCGATCTGTCGGCGCGTGATGTTGTGCTTCCCAGGTTCGCGATCATTCGGCTGCGCCAGATTCGCGGACGCGGTGACGGGCGGCTTGTCGGCGGGTTGAACCCAGGGCAGGTCGACCGTCGGTACCGACGATGGTGCCGCGAGCAGCATCTGCCGTTCGTGCCTAGGGAGAATCTGCGCCATTCATGGGCCACAAGCGCCCTCGTCGCCGGCGTGGACGTGGCGGTGGTGAGCCGTGCCCTGGGTCATTCGAGCATCGAGACCACGGCCCGCTACTATCTGCGCCCGGACACATCAGTGCTCAAGGACGCGCAAAGGCTCTGGGAGAAGTCGATCATGCGATGAGGGATTCCGCAACCTTATCGATGCCGAACGCGAACTGGGCGGTGAATTATCGGTGTGCTCGTATCGGAGGCGAGGCTGTCATCATCTTCAGAGCGGAGCGGAAGAACTCGGACTGGAAAGCCGACAAAGCGTGGGAGCAAAGCAATATCTTTTCTCTGCCAAAAGGATTCGGGGCCAGCAAATTCGAGGTGCACGCTCCGTGTATCAGCAATTCAAGCATTGGTCTGCATGGCATCTGTGTGCAGGTCGCCGGCACGGATATCGCATTGCGAACCTGCGACAAGATGACTCTTAGCAAAGGAGGATGGGTGGAAGGTATAGTGGCAGTCCCACTCTAACATGGGATTCCGCAACCCGCGCGCATTCAAAGTTGCAATCGGAGATCGATCAGCTCGGCGTCAAGCAGGTCAAGGCAGGCAACTACATAGGCCCAACCGACGCGGAGGGTTTTCTGATGATCGCCAATCCTTTCGCCTCCGCGTCGATTTCGGTCTTCGCAATGGTCTCGCCGAACGGCATGGCCGATTCGTCGGGCAGAGTGTTCTCGGTGTTCGTCTGGGATGTCACTCCCGCACGCATGCGTTTGCGTATCCGCCGTGAGGACACGAACAAGTGGATTGACAAGCAAGCCGTGCGCGTGCAATGGGTCGCCTTCCGGTGATCAGGCAAACGTGATGCCTTCCGGAACCGGCAGAACGCGCGTATAGCATTGCAGCAGATCGCCGGTGACGACCCCGCCGGTGAGCGTCACATCACCGGCAGTGGTCCAGACGGCCTGCTTGCCGTAGTTCTGGCCGCTGATCGTGCCGATGCAGCCGAGACTGATGTTGGCAGACGGCTTGATCCCCGACTGGAATTGCCAAACCGGGAATGTGCCGACTCTGACATTGCTTTTGAAGCCGCTCAGGTCGACGATAATCATGCCGCCTGCGACCGTGATGGTGTTCGACTGGCCGTAGGCGCACGGCGTGAAGCTGCCTGCGTTCTGGAATTTCAGGTTTTCACGAAAACTGCGGGTTGCGGAATCCCATCAGAACGGAATGATGAGCACGCCAGAACAAGCGCCATTCGAGCCGGCGGCACCCATGTTCGCGCATTTGAGCGTTCCATCAGCAGATGCGATAAGGATTCGTGACGTCTGTCCGTTCCAGACGGTGCAGGCTGCCGTGAGTTCGGTGGGGGGACGATACTGTTCCGCGAGCTTGACAGGGCACGTCACGCTGTCCCAGCTGCCGGGGCCGATACTCCCCGCGAATTTGACCACGATGACCCTGCCCTTCCGAAGGATCGTCCATTGGTCTTTCTTGTAAAGGGTTGCGGAATCCCACAACTCACTGAGCGGCGGGATCTGTTTGATGAGCATGACCGGCGTGCCGGGAGTGATCCCGCTGATCGGGATGCGGGCGATTGGGATCCACGCCGTGCCGGAGGCCGAGTGGATGCTGCCCGACGGGACGGTCGGGTCGGCGGCCGTTCCGGTGTCTGGCGTGCCTTTGAGCACGGCTATGGCAGTGGTCTCGATGTTCTGACTGTTCCGTGTGTATTTGAGGCAGACGAGGTCGTTGCGGTTCTGGCCACTCACGCCGCTTTCGATGGTCGCGGTCTCGGCCTCGGTGACTCGCGCGTATCGTCCTTCGACCACGAGGTTGAGGACGGGGATCAGCGCGTGATTCGCATCCTGCATGGTCACCGTAGGCCAACTGCCGTCGCTGCCCTGCAGCAGGTAGCTACCGTTGCCGATGATGCCGGCCTGCATGGCGCCCATGTCGCCGCTGGTGATGTGCGGGGTGCCGCCCTTGCCTGTGATGAGCGTGGTGGTCATGTCAGTCCTTTCCCTCGGTAAGCCATGCCGTGTAGGCCGCGTCCTGCGTGGCGGCGAGTTTCTTGAATTCCTGCTGGCAGGCGGTGCATACCAGCGCCTCCTGCGTCACTCCATCCGCGGTGGTGTGTTTGATCTGGTGCCAGTCGCTCGACGTGCGCGGATCTCCGTCAGTGAGGTATGCGCTGTCGTGGCAGCGGTCGCACGCGTATTTGGTGATGTTCGTGGTTTTTGCCATTGGTGGTCCTTTCAGGCGAGTCTTTGCCAGACGTGTCCTCCGATGATTGTGGGGATTTCCTTCCATGTGCCGCCCTGGTCGGTGGGGTTGCCGGCGACGCACCAGTAGAGCGAGCCGATTGGGTGTGCGGCGAGGAAGGATGCCGCTGTCGCGCTGGATTGTGCGGTAATGGTGCCGTCCTCGCCGATGGAGATGGTCTTACCATCGGGTTTGACGCCGCCGAGCGTGCCGGACGAAGCGATTGGAAGCGTGTAGGCGTTCGCTCCGTCCTGGATGCTGTCGAGCTTCTTCTTGTCTCCGCTGCTCATGAGGCCGTGGACCGTCGGTGTCGCGTCCCGGTCCTCAGCCAGCGCCTTCCATTCGTCCCAGCTGCCGGAATTCCAGGTGCGCCGCCAGATCTTCCCGGTCTGCGGGTCGGTGAGGATCTGCGTGGTCCAGCCGAATGCGGTGCGCTGCACGATCAGGCCGAAGTGTCCGACGCCGCTTGGCTTGTGCGAGCAGGTGTTGCCGTCGCCCGACCAGTAGGCGCCCCAGCCTGTTTTTAACGTGTTGAGGTCGGTGCTGGTGAGGCTGGTGGGCGCGGGCAGCGTGTTCGGCGCGGTCAGGGTCACCGTGCTTCCGGCGCGGGTGGCGGTGACGCCTGTGCCAGCGGCGATGGTCTTCACCCGCTCCTGTGCCGTGTCGTTCGCCTGGGCTGCGAGCGTGTTCGCCGCATCCGCTGTGGTTTGCGCCTTGTCGGCCTTGCCGTCCGCCTGGGTGGCGAGGTCTCGTGCGCCGGCGATTTCGGCGGCGGCGTCGCTTGCGGCCTTGTTCGCCTCGGTGGCGGTCCTGCGCACTGCTTCGAGGTCGCTTGTGGTCACGTCGGCGCTGAACGTCCATCCGGTGAGTGTAAGCCCTTCGCCGGCGTAGTAGGCGTGGCCGTCGCCTGAGCTTGAGCCGCCTCCGGTCTCCCCTGTCGTTTCCGTTGAGGCGGTGGTCGCCTCGTAGGTGATGGTCGGCAGGCCGTCCGAGATCTTGACGATCTTCTTGGTGATTTCGGCGGTGACTTGCAGACCGGTGGTGTTGTCGCGTCCGGTCACGGTGTCGCCCACGTCGAGGTCGATGCCGTCGGTAACGTCCACGTCGATGCTGCCTGTATCTCGCAGCTCCTGGAGCTTTGTCTTGCCTTTGGTCTCGAGTTCGGCGGCGTCGGCGTTGCTGAGCTCGTAGACGCTTGTGCGCTCATCCGCGCCTTTGATGGTCTGCGTGTGGCTGAGCGCGCCTTTATGGTCGGCGTACCAGTGGACGACGATCCTGTCCTTGAGTTCGCCCTTGCCGAGGCAGATCAGGTGGTTGATCGGATGCGAGGCGAGGGTCGCGTCGAAGTCGATGAGGTCGGAGTCGATGAGGTCACCGGCGGCCGTGATCGGCGGCGCGTCGACTGTCACGCCGTTCTGCGCTGCGGTGATGCGCAGCCGCAGTCCTGATGCGCGCAGCATCTTGGACAGGCCGCTCCACGCGTCGCAGTACCGGTCGAACCACCAGCGTGCGGTTTTGGACGTGCCTTCCGTGACGGTGATGATGTCCTGCAGTCCGATACGGGAGATCACCGTGCGCAGGAGCGTGCCGATGGTGCCGCTCATGGTCAGGTAGTCCATGCCCTTGTCCGGTTCGAGGATCTTCGAGGCGAGCAGGCCGTGCCAGTCGCGCCCGTGGTAGGTCAGCTCGCCTTCGCCTCCGGTGACGCTGGTCCGCACGTCGTCGACGATGCCGCCCCAGCCTGTCCCGTCGACCCACCACCGGCATCCGGGCTGCAGACGTGCCGGGCATCGGAGGTCGAAGTCGTTCTCCCCCGACCCGTATGCCAGGTCAAGCGTCCATGAGGCGTATGAGCCAGTCGGGGTACCGGCCGCGTCGGTGACGATCAGGTCCATGGAGGTTCGCTCCTCTCCTCGATTGCCGTCAGGTCGAATTCGAATCCGCCGGCCCAGCTGATGCTGCTTGTGCCGGGCGGCAGCGGTTCGAAGACGTAGGTTCCGGATCCTCGCCCGGCGCCTCGCACGGCTTTGCCGAAGAGGTTGGTGCGTAGGCCAGTGTCCGAGATCATCGTGACGGTTCTGCTATCGGAGGCCGCGTCAATCTCGAGGCGGCTTCCGGCCGGTATGGTCGCGTCGACCTCGTACCGGTTCGTGCCGATGATGATGTACGGGTTGACGCACGGACCGAAGATCGTGAGCTTCACCGGCTGCGGCATGCCGGTCGCGTTGCTCACGGTGTCGAGGATGCTCATTCCGGCGTAGTCGTGCGGGTAGTCGTACGGGTAGTCGAGGTCGCCGCCGGCCTTGTCGGTTCGCGGGTCGTGGTGTTCGGTGGTCCCGCGCCGCCACACGCCGTCTGCAAGCACGATGGTCAACTGCGTCTCGACCATCGTGGGCGTGATGGATTGCGGTTCGCTTTTCGTGATCCACGCTTTGGCTTCCCATTCGCCGTCGGCCACGAGCGTGCCCGGGTTCGCGGATGCCATGTCGGCGTCCGCGAGGCGGCGCAGTAGGTCGAGCGTGGCCGGCGAATCATGGATCCTCACCGTGACGTTCGTTTCGCGTGTCTTGCGGGTGATGCCCGTCATGCCACGTGCGCCGATGCTGTAGTCCCAGACGCGGCCGCGCAGTCCCGTGAGCGTTTCGCCGTACAGAGGCCCTTCGAAGCCGATTCGCTCACCTGTGGCGGCGCACGCGTATTCAAGCGATTGCACTTCTCACCTTCCTTGCGAAGTCGCGGTCACGTAGCGTCGGCGTGTACCTGGCGATGATCGATCCGAGGTCGTCGTGCAGCGATTCGACGGCCGCGATGAGTTCCCGCAGATCGCCGTCGCCGGCATTGGCGCCGGTGCCGGCCGTGACGTTCAGCCTGCCGGTCTTCGACCAGTCCGCGTCGGAGAGGCTCATCGAGGAGACGAGCGAATCCATGGACCTGTTGACCACGGCGGCCGAATCGTCGATGCCCAATGCCATGCCACGTCCGACCATCACGCCGACCTCGTCACGGAACACACGCGACGGCGAGTGGATGCCCAAAGCGTTCTTGGCCTTGTCCACCAAGCCCGACAACGCGTTGGTGATGCTGGAATACAACGAGCCGACCATTCCCGTGATGCCGTTGATCAATCCCTGGATGATATTGCGTCCCGCGCTGACGAGCCAGCTTCCCGCGCCGGACACCGCGCTCCGGACGGTTCCGCCGATCCCGCTCACGACGCTCCCGACACGGCCAACCATGTTGCTTACGGTGCCGACGATGCCGCCCCAGACGCTCGACACAATGCTTCTGACGCCATTCCACAACGCGGCCCACACGCTTCGGATGGTCGAGCATGCGGCGGATACCACTCCGCTGACCATGCCGATGCCAGCGGAGACGACACCTTGGATGCCGCCCCACACTGCCGACACGATGCCCTGGATGGCCGACCACGCGGCGCTCCAGTTCCCGTTGACGACCGCGAGCGCCAGTTGGATGATGCCTTGGATGACGGCGAGTGCGGTGCTGATGATTGTGGTGACGATGGTCCATGCGCCTTGTACGACGGTGGATATGGTGTTCCATAGTCCGTTCCAGACCGTGCTGATGATTGTGACGGCGGTTTGGAAGATGGTTTGGATGATCTGCATTCCGGCTTGCAGAAGTGGTGTGATGGTGGTGATGAATGTTTGGATGCCGGTGATGATCGCGGTGAGCGCGGTCATGATGATGGGGCCGATCGTGTTCCAGACGTTTTGGAGGACGGTGGTGATGAGTGTCCATCCGGTTTGCCAGATTTGCTGGATTTGGCTCATGGTCTGGGTGATGAATATGGCGATGGCTTGCAGGATTGGCTGGCATGCGGTGCTGATCTGGTTCCAGATTCCCATGAACCATGTGGCGAAGCTGTTCCAGAGTCGTTTGCCCGTTTCGGTTTGGGTGAAGAACCATGTCAGCGCGGCCACGACCGCGCCGATGGCCACGACAAGCATGCCGATCGGATTCGCATCCAAGGCAGCGCTGAATGCCAGCTGCACGGCGGTAGCAGCCTTGGTCACCGCGCTCCACGCCGATTGAGCTGCCTTGACAATATTGAACGAGCCGGCGAGTTGCTTCAGTGCTCCATCCGCGCTTCCCGCGTCGGAGATCTTGCCAATCAAATCGAACGCGGCCGTAGCGGTCTTCTCCACACCGGAGGCAGTCGCGGAAATGGCCTTCAACCCACTGGAAACCGTTTTCAGTCCGGCCGATACGATGTCCCAGCCCTTGACGGCGAGCAATGCGACGGCGATGGCTTTCAGGGCGCCGGACACCAGCGCGCCGTTCTGCTGCGCCCACTGCCCGACCGACTGCAGCCAGCCGCCCACGGTCATGAGCACGCCGGTCAAAGTGTTCAACAGTCCGGCGAAGCTCTGCGCCGCGGAACTGGCGGTGCGCGCGCTGTCGTTGAAGCCGAAGGCCTGCGAGACCGCGGCCGCCAATCCGGAAACCAGCGAGCCCAAGCCGGAGATGACGCCGGTCAGGCTTTCAAGGAACGGCTGCAACGCGCCCGTCTCGATGAACGTGTTGACGAACGTCTTCGCCCATCCCGCCGCGTTCGACAACGCCTGCGCGACCGAAGCGACCACTCCCGCGAGCGCGCCGGCGGTTGTGGAGAACATTGTGGCGGCTTCGCCGCCATTGTTGAGTCCGCCTATGAGTGATGTGATTGCGTTCCAGAGGCCAGTGAGTTGGCTTTTGAGGCTGGCCGTCGCCGAGGCGAGCATCTGGAAGCCGGGGATGTTGGAGATCGTGTCGCCAAGGTTTTTGAGTTTCGCCTGTGTGGCGGGTATCGCGTTCTCGAGACCTTGTTGGAGTGCCGCTCCGACTTTTTGCAGGGTTGGTGTGACGGCTGCGGTGAATGTGTCGATGAGTGGGATGGCTTGGTTGAACAGGCCGCGTAAGCCGTCGAGGACTGGTGTGGCGGCTGTTTCTCCGAGTCGGCTCAACGCGGCTTTCACGTTGGCCAGGGCGCCGGTGAATGTGGTGCCTGCGGATAGTGCGGCGCCGCCTAGGCCTTCCTGCATGGCGTCGGCGAAGGTTTGGAAGTCGATTTTGCCGTCCGAGACCATGTCGGACACTTCGGCGCTGGTCTTGTTCAGGTGCTTGCCGAGCATTTGGAGGACTGGGATGCCGCTCGACATGAGCTGGAGCATGTCGTCGCCCTGGAGTTTGCCTCGGGCGGCGACGGAGCCGAAGATCGTGCCGATGTCGGTGAGGCTTCTGCCGCTGATCTGCGCGGTGTCGGCCACGGTCTTGAGGACCTTGGTGAGCTGGTCGCCTTCCTTGATGCCGGATGCTGACAGGCTGGCCGCGACGGTCGCGGCGTCACCCAATCCGAACGCGGTGCCTTTGACGGAGGCGAGCGCGTCGTTCATGATTTCGGTGACGCTCGCGCTGTCGTGGCCGAGGCCTTTGAGTTTGGCTTGCGCGTTCTCGATGTTGAGGGCGCGGGTGAAGCCGCCTTTGGCGGCCAATGCGGTGATGCCGCCGGCGAGGGTGGCGATCGCGCCTGTGCCGACCTTGCCGATTTTGCCGAATGCTCCGCCGATCTTCGAGATGAGGGTGCTGGAGCTTTTCTTGGAGGCTTTGTTGACGGCGTCGCCGATGTCGCCTTCGATGCTTTTGCCGAATCCTTTGCCGGATGGTTCGACGTGGACGTATGCGACGCCTATGTCCTGTGCTGCCATCGTGTTTCCTTATTCGTAGGTTGGGATTCCGATGGCGGTCGGAGTCAGAGGTCGTCGTTGATGTGGAAATAGGCTTTGAGCCGTTCCCTGTCCTCGCGCTGCCGACGGGTGAGGTTGTGCGTCGGTGTTGGCGGGCGGAGGGGATCGTGCTCGTGGTCGAACCATGGGCGTTTGCGTTGTCCGGACAGCGTCCAGACCGCCTGTTCGGCTCCGTCGGGCGCGTAGACGGCGTTCTGCAACGCCATCCACGAGTGGCTCGTATGGTCTTTGAGGATTTCGCGGGTCAACGCCCAGGCGAGTCCCCAATCGACTCGTGGACGTTGGCCTTCAACCCATTCCCGGAAGCGTACGGGCCTGTAGATCTGCCCGTACGCTCGGATCCAGTCGTAGGCTAGTGCCGCGCGATTGTTGTTCCAGAGGTGGGCGAGGTAAACGCTTTTGGGTCCAGTCCGGATTCCTCGGCCCACGCCTTGATGGTCGCGGTGAGGTAGGCCAGCGGACGTTTGGTCTTGCGCAGCACGTTCCAGAAGTTCGGCTGCATCGTCTGGAAGTAGGCGAGGAACGTGCTCACGCAGGCCGTGGTTTCCTCGTCGGACAATGCGGGCTTGCTTTTGACCAAGAGGATGGCCTGGACGAGTTCGATGGGCAGTTCCGCGTTGTTGAGGTTCGGCAGGTCGAGTTTGACGCCGGCGACCTCGAGGTGCACGTCGGGTTTGAGCTCTTCCGCTTCGGTCAGGTCCACGTCCACGACATGGTATTCTTTGTCGCTCATGTTAGCTCCGTTCTAATGGTTGGCGGTTGAATGGGTGTCCCGTGCGGCCGACCGCCATCGGCCGCACGGGAAGAATCAATGGGCTACTCGGCGTCTTCAGTGACGAGGCCCCATGCGTGGAACTGTTCGCCGTTGTCGCCCTTGAGCATCTTGAACGTCATGCTGAAGTTCATGATCTCGCTGGATTTCAGGCTCACGTCGTCACGGTCGCTCACCTTCGCGTTGGTGCCGTACAGGAGGAACGGACGGTCCTGCTGGTCGAGCGCGACCAGCACGAGGATCCACTCCTTCTTCAGGCCGGCGCCCTTGATGCTGATGCCGCCGTCCGTTTCGATGTCCACGTCGAAGTAGGCCGACACCACATCCTTGCGGCCCTCCATGGCGGCGAGCTGCAGGGTCCAGTAGCCCGGATCCGTGTCGGACAGCACGATGTCGCCGTTGTGGGCCTTGTAGTCGGTGCTGTCGCCCGGTTCCGGATGCAGTACGGCGCCGTCCTCCGTGGAGTAGCCGATAGGCTTCTTGCTTGCCGGCGGGGTCCAGGCCACTCCGGTCGGAGCCACGAACGTGCTGTCGCCCTTGGGGAACAGGAACAGCGCGTAGTTCTTGATCAGGCGCACGTTGCCTGCGGTGTTGCCGCTGGACACGTACCCGTAGTCGGTCGCGGCCTGCGCGGCGACGGTGGTTTTTTCGTTGTTGTCAGACATTCGTCTGCACCTTTCCGTTCTTCGCGTGTGGCGGCACGTTGTCTTTGGTTGTGTTTCAGTTGACGGTGACCTTGAGCAGGAGCACGCCGTACGCGCACACCAGTCTCTTGTCCTCGTCAGTCATGCGTACCGGCCCGGATTCGAGTGACGCGTCGATGAGCGGCGCGACGTTTCCGAGCCCGATGATCTCCCTCGCGATGTCGGCCCACAGGCGTGCGGCCTTGTCCCAGTCGCCCGTATGGTCCTCTCTCATGCAGCGCACGCTCAGCCGCAGCCGCACGTACTGCGAGATTGGGGTGCTCATGCCTTGCATGGAGTCGGCCAGCGTGGCTTCGGTGAAGGGAGGTTCGAGGTCGCTTCGTTCGATGGTGTCGAACGTCACGTCCGGGAACAGTGTCCTCAGTTTGGGCAGGAGCAGGGGTTCCGTGCGCCGGGGAGTGACCGGGATGCTCATACGCGCATCCTTCCGAGCGTGTCCTCTAGCGTGCCGTGCGCCTTCTCCACAGGTGCCGGGCAGAGGATGGCCACGCCGCTGCGGTTCTTGCCGTCATGGTCGCGGACCATGCACCGGCTGTCGGTGACGGCCTCGTTGGCCGAGTCACGCATGCGCGAGCGCAGCGTCTCGTTCTTCAGCACCTGTTGGCTGAATGCCTTGCGGTTGAATACGAATCTGCATCGTTTGGCCATGGGTTATCCTTCCCGTTCGCCCACGGTGATGACGTCGCCGATGTGGCGTCCGTGGAGGTTGTTCCACACTTGCGGTTTTCCTTTGACGGGCAGGAGGATGCCTCTGACTTTGATCAGGTCGGTGGCTTGGATGCCTGTCGGCTGGCTACCGCGGATGTGGATCGTGTATTCGATGGTCTGCGGGCTGGCGTTCTCCTCGGTCTGGTCGGTGGTAGAGGTTGGCGCGACCATCGCCTGGAACGTGCCGACGCGGACGGGTTTGCCCTGGATGGGGTTGCCGTCCGTGTCGGTGGTGGACTGGCCGCGCCACACTTCGATGGTTTCCACTAGGACGCCTCCCCCGTTGCCATGTCGACGCTGAACGCGCGCTGAGCGTTGATGCCAAGGATGCGTTTCTCGTCGTCGCGCAGCCAGAGATCGCCGGTGGGCGCTCCGAAACTGTATTGTTCGCTGAAGCTGCCGGTGGTCTGGTTCATCTGCGTGACGCCGCCGGGGATGTCGAGCGGGTCGGCCTGCATGATCCTGCGGACGATGTCGCAGGTGACCTTCGTCAGCAGGCGTGGCCGTTCTTTTTGGAGACGTTGCCAGTTCGGGGAGCGTTCCTTGATGTAGTCGGTCACGTCCATGAGATGCGTGTCGGCCTTCTCGCGTTCCTCGTCGGTGAGCTTGTGCCACCTCCGTTCGAGGTCGTCGGAGGTGGCGAACATGTCGGGCTCGTCCGTCATGGTCACTTCTTTTCCGGCAGCTTGATCATCCCAGAGGCCTCGAAGCCGGCGACGAGGTCGTTGAACTGTTTCGCCAGTGTGTTGAAGGCCGTGACGAGTTTGTCGTATTCGTCCTTGGTCGGAGCAGCTGCGGCTGCCTTGGCGATATTGTCATCGACGTTCCCGAGCGTCTGTTCGGGTGCGAACCGCTTGACCGCGCCGAGGGTGTCCTCGCCGGCCGGCGGCAGCTCGTAAGCTCCGGAGACTGCGGAGAAAGCGGTGCCGTCGGTGTTGACGAGTCGCACCTGCGCGTCCAGCGGACCGACAGTGTGCTTTTCCTCGCCTGCAGGGTTGACAACAAGCGTCTGGATGGGAAAACTCATAGTTCACCTCACTTGGTTTTGAGTACCGCGAATGCGTTCGGGTCGATGACGGCGAACGCGTACATCGCCTCGGTGCGGTATGCGATCTGGTTGTGCGCCTTCAGGTCGACGCCGGTCTGGTCCGGGTCGCCGTAGGCGATGATCTCGCTGGTCAGGTCGCGGACCATGCCCCATTTGATGAGGCTGAAGTCTCCCATGAACGCGAGCACCTTCGTCGTGGTCGTGGTCGTGGCCCGTCGCCCGTTGACGGTGCCGGAGGTCGCGGCTGTGATGCCGTCCAGGCTGCCGGCCTGCAGGTTCAGCGGGATCTCCGGGTAGAAGCGCATGCCGGTGGAGGGCACGCGCAGCTTGCGCAGACGGGACGCCCACGTCTTGGACAATGCCACGCCGTTGATGTCGTAGGAGTCGTTCAGCGCGTCGGCCAAGGCATCCACGTTGCTGATGTCGTCATCGCCGGCGGTCACCTGCACGGCGGACGTGCTCAACGGCTCGAATCCGGAAAGCGCGGCGCCGGTCTTCGGGTTGATCGCATGGTAGATCACGTAGTCGAGCGCACGACCCAAAGCGGCTGCCTGATCCGCCTGGATGCTGCGGATGATCTGCAGCTGGTTGTCCTCGTCCGCCCACTGAAGTTCGCTGGTGACGCGAGTGGTGGTCTGCACCTTGAAGCGCTTCGCCACGACGGAATCCACGGTCTGCTCGTAGCTGTTCTTGACGGCGCCCTCGGTCACCACCTCGGCTTCGCTCTTGCCGTTGAACACGAGGTAGTCGGCGTCGGAGAAGATCTGCGGCGTGCTGGGGCTCAGCGACGCGATGGTGCTGGTGTCCTTGGCCTTGTTCACGATTTCGGTGGCCACGCTCACGGGGAGCTTGATCTGGTCTGTTTCCATCGCCATGATGGCTTGTCCTTTCGGTCGGTCGGATTATTTGCCGAGGAGCTGGTGGATGTACGAGAGCTCTTCGGCGTCCTTGTTGTTGTTCTGGTGCGATGGAGAGCCCGTCTGGTTCCTCACCTGAGGCGGCTTGGATGCCGGATGCAGCGCCGCGTGCAGGAGGTCCGCATGCGCCTCGAGTTCCTCCTTGGTTCCGCCGCGCAGCAGTTCGGCCGGAACGTCCTTGTCTTTGGCGACTTCGGACACCCATTCCGCGTGCTGCTTCTCGGCCGCGGCGTCGTCGATCTGCTTGCGCAGCGCCGCGTTCGATTCCTTGAGTTTGTCGATTTCGCTCTTTCCGGCGTTCTCCATCTCGTCGAGTTTCATGGCCTTGGACTTGAGCTCGTCGTAGTCCTTGTACTTGCCGCGCTCCTTGGCCAGTCGCTTCTCGACGATCTGGTCGACCTGTTCCTGGGTGAACGACCTCGGCTCACCGCCGTCGCCACCGTCATTGGAACCGCCCTCGTCGCCACCGCCGTCGATGAGACGGATGTGTGCCGGGAATCGGAATCTGATGGACATGCTGCTCTCCTTTGCTGTTTCCCGTGGATTCGAGTTCGACCGCGCCACGGTGCGCTGTATGGTCCTCCCACGCGATACGGCGCATGGTCGCCGCCAACCTGAATGGCTGGCCGAGTGGTGGATGCAGGATTCGCACCTGCGCGGCTGTGAAGCGCCCGAGTTACAGTCGGGTCCATTCGTCTGCTCTGGCAATCCACCGAAATCAATGGTTTTTGGTAAAATAGAAGTACCGGAGGTCCCGTGCAGACTTGAAATAATAGCCTATTCGTGCGGGAGTGCCTCCGGGTTTTTATTGCAGCTCGATTTCTCTCATCCCGTTGTTGTCCAATAGGAACAAACGTCTGATCTTGTTTTTCTTATGCAGCGCGTTATAGCGGGAAAGTTGCGTCACCAGTTTCTCCGGAGCCGAGTATCCAGTGAGATCCACAATGAATGCATCCTTCACGACACCATGCTGCTCGGCTTTGGATACCGCTTTTGAGATGTTCTTCGAAATGGATCCGTAGTCTGGGCGTTTTTGCCGAGATGACTTAACCTCGCACTCAAGGTCTTGCTCAATCCATTTCAAGTCATTCGTCGATTTGTGCCCCAAAGTATCGCGTGGAATCCATTCGTAATGCTGTCCGAGTGACTTGAAATGTTCCAGGAACACGATTTCATGCATCTCAAGGACGTCTGCGTCTACTGGGACGCCAAGCGCCTTCTGCCTTCCATCCCATCCTTTCTTGCTTAATGATTTCTCGTCGCGCATGCCGGTGAAATCATGTTCGACTTTGAAAGACGCACGTTTCTTCGGCATGATCCCGTCACTCAATTGCTTAGGGAACTTATGACGCATAACGAATGTGACGGCATTCACGTCGGCCGAATCCAACTTGATTCCGGCTTCCTCGGCGGAGGACTTCCAATTCTTTCCCAATGCGTTGCCGTTGATGGCTTGCACGGCCTGATCGTACATGGCTTTATACTTCGCTTGGTCATAGCCGAAGATCTTGTCCTTGCCCCAGCTGCACACGGGAATGCAACGGCATTTGCCGTTATGGAAAGAGCCGCCGAAGTCCGCGCTTTCCTCACTGGTGTATGCGAATCCTCGGCTGGCGAGCATCACGCAAAATGCACAAGGATTGGAGCCTCGTGGGACGCGTGCCCATCCAGGATGCGTCTCGTCGGCGTCGCGGTTGTTCTGCGTGGTCAATCGTACAGACCTGCTCATCATGTCGGCAATGAACTGCTGCCAGTCGTCCACCGTCTTCAGGTCGGGCCAAAGGTCTTCAACAGTCAGCCCGTTGGCGTTGCCATGCTTCAAATTAGTGTAGTTATGCCCATTCCAATCGGTTCCAGTGAAACCGCCTACCTGACGGTATAGCACTTCATATTCGTCGCAAGTAGATGAGACGTAGGGCGGCATTTTGATGCCGGCGTATTTCTGCCACAGGTTCCTGGTGTCAGTGTAGTACCTGCGTGATCGTTCGGACGCATCGCGGGTGTACCTGAGCACTATGTCTTGTCGTTCCAACGGTTTCGCGGATTCCATCGCGTCGGTGGCGTTGTCTGTCAGATTCTCAAGATCAGTCTCGTAATCCCTATGCAGTTTCTCCAGTTTCTGACGAAGCTGCGCTTTCGCCGGTTCCGGCAGATCCAGATTGTTCAGATCCATCCGTCACCTCCGAGGACGCCGCGCTTCTGTCCATGAGCTGGTCGATGCGTTGTTCCGATTTCTGCCGTTGCTGGTCGGCGCGTAGGCGGGTGATTTCCTCGCGGGTCAGGCCGAGACGTTCGAGTCCGACATCGGAGTCGGCGTAGCCGGTGATCTTGTCGGCGATCTTCGTGAACGCGTCGGCGCGCGCCGCGTCGGAGATTTCCCTTGTGGGCGACCATACCGGATGCACGTCGCGCATGGAGTCGGGTATCGTGTTCGCGCCTTCGCGCAATGCCACGGCGATGCCCATGGCCCGTTTGAGTTCCCGTCCGAAGGCCACGTTCTGCTTGTCGGCGATGCGCGTCAACCGTCGTTCGGCGGATGCCATGGCCTCGGCGCTGGTCGGATTGTCCAACGTGATGCCCAGATAGTCGACCGGCACTCGGGTCTGCGAGGCGACGAGCATGGCCAAGGTCTTGAGCATGTCCGAATGGGGCGTCATGGACGCCTGCTGCACCTGATGCAGTTGGGGAAGCTCTCCGTTCTCGTCCGCGGTGATCGCGTTGATCGCCTGGATGAGACTCGTCCATGTGTTGCTGCTGAACGCGTCCCTGTTCGCTCCGATGAACCAGAGTTTCGGAACGGAATAGAATTCGGCCGACGCCTCCATGCGGACCACGGTGCGGAATCCGGCGTCGACGAGGCTCATGAGCGAACGGCTGATGCGGCTGTGGCCGAATGGCCGGTCCATCTGCCTGTCGTAGGCGAGCGCGACGGCAGTCGGCTGGTCGAAGTTCGTTTCGTTTTTCTCCGCCCGCCATGGGGTCAGGTGGCCGGAGCATTCGTAGACCTTGCCGGGGAGCCACACGTTGAACGCGCAGATTCGTCCGTCCTTGTCGTCCTCGGTGATGGTCAATGCCGCGGCCAGACGGTGGTTGCGTCGGTCCCAGATTCCAGCGGACCAGTCGGCGGAGCGTGGGATCATGCTGATCCGGTCCGGATTCTCCGGGTCTGCGGCGATGGTCAGGAAGCTGCATGAGTGCTTGTAAGCGGATACGATCAGTTCTGACGTGGCCACGTCCAATTGGTTGTCCTCGAACAGGTCGTTGACGCCCATCGTGTCGTCGCCGGATACGCTGAACCCTTCCAGGTCGCTCAGGTCGCTCAATGATCGGACGGCCAGTTCGGGCCATCCGATCATCGCCTCGACCTTGTTTTTGATCTGGTCGGGGATGGAGATTCCGAAGTCTTTGAATCGTTCCTTGCAGTCGTAGTAGGCTCCGCGGATCAGGTTGCGTGGGTATTTCTCACGCCACACGCGCAACAGTTCGTGGATGATGGGCATGTCCTCGTCGTCGACGCCGAGGATGGTGCCGACGTTTCCGCTTGCGGTGTCGAGGTAGCTGCTGCCGGTGAATTTCGGAGCGACACTTACCGTTGTGCCGTCGGCCATGTAGAACACCATCAGAACATCACCTCCTGTCGTCTTCCGGGGTGCCGTTTCGTCGTGAACGCCCCATACAGGGCGAGTGTGGTGGACACGAGCGGCGTGATGTCGACATCGCTGCCGAGTTTGTTCCAGGCGATCGCGCCGGACTGTCCAAGAGGCCGCGTGGTGGCGCCCTTGACGGCTGCGGCCAGCTGCGGCTGGTATTCGTCCCGCGGGTGCTTGAGCGTTCCGGCTTTGAGCATGTCGAGGAAGCGTCCGCACGCGCGGCCCATCTCCTGCATGTTCGTGACCGTGACCTTCACATGTGCTTTCTTCAGTTCGGGCAGCAGGCTCATGGCGGGCGACTGCGCGTCGATGACCACGCTGGCGGTCTTCGGCCAATGTTCGGCGAGCCAGTCCACGGCCCACATGGTTCCCGCCTGCCGTGCGTCCTTGATGTTCGCCATCTGGACGATGGCCGAACCGTTCGCGTATCGTAGCGCCGCTCCGATGGTCAGCACGCTCCTGTCCGGAGGCATGTCGATGCCGAAGCTCACGGTTCCCCCATCAGGCACGTCGTCGATGGCCGCGGCCTGCCACAGGTCGGGGCTGATGGCGTATGCGGTGGCGGTCTCGTCCCATATGCCAAGCGCCTCACGACGGAATGAATCGTCCGACAGGTTGTTGCGCATGCGCATGATTGCCTGTTCGCTTGTACGTTTCGGATAGCTGGGATTCGCTTTAGCCCACTGTTCGCGGTCGTCCGGATCCGCGTCCTTGTCGGCGGCGAGCTCCACGTAGAGGAGGTTTCCGTCATGGTTCAGCGCGTGCATGCGTTTCTCCGTGAACGCATCGCACTGGTCTCCCGGCTTGGGTGGATTGCCCATATACACGACCAGGGGGTTAGGACTCGTGTTCAAAACCGGAATCATGTTGTCCATCGCGCGCACTGTGAGGATCTGCGCTTCGTCGAACACGGCCACGTCCACGCTGTGCAATCCTCGGCCGAAACCGTTTTCGCGGGCGCCGAACATGATGCGGCTGCCGGACGTGAACGTGATCTCCTGTTGGCCGTTTGCTCTGCGGATGCGTTCCACGTACCGGCCGAGCACTGGATTGTGCTCCATCTCGCACATGTCCGCGAATGTCTCGTCGCTGGTGCGCGTATGGTGGGCGGTCCAGATGGCTTTCAGGTTCGGTGTGAGTATCGCCTTGAGGAACAACGCGGTTCCGACGGTGAAGGTCTTGCCGATCTGCCTGCAGCTGGACAGCGCGGCGCCGTCCGCGCCACACGCATACTTGCCTTCCGCGTTCTTGGCGAACAGAAGCCACAAGAAGCCCTGCTGCCACAAGTCGAAACGGATGCCGGCCTTGCGCGCGGCTTTGTTGATTCGCGTGAACTCGCTGCCGACGATGCCTTCCGGCTGGCGGAGGACCTTGGCGATTTCAGACAATCGACGCTCCGACATCGTCCGTCACCTCGTCTTCCTCATCGTCCAGCAGGTCGGTCAGGCCACCGACCTGGAGCGATTCGATGCGGTCGCATACGGCGATGAGCTGGCGGCTGATCGCGGGCAGCGCGTTCGCCGGCGTCGTGGGATCGGCCATGGCCTTGAGCAGCAGGTCACGGTTGTCTCGCAGTATGTCCAGCATGCTGCCGTCCATCATCCGTTCGAAGCTCCGCTGGTCGAGGTCGGATTCCGGTTCCCGTTTCGTCTCCGCAGTCCCGACAGTCGGACTGCTTTTCCTTGCCTGTGCCGGCCTGTTCTTTTTCCGACGCCGATAATCTTTCTGTCTGCATTTCGCGGAGCAATATTTCTGTTGGCTGCCCCTGCCGCTCGGTCTGAATTGCCTGCCACATACTTCGCAGATCATTGCGTTTCCTTCGTTCCACAACCAGTGAGGAACCCGAGCTCTTCGCGCAATCTTGCTGCAACAGCTTCCGCCTGTGCAAGCGTCTTGAATGGACCTCTCTTGTGTGCCTTCCTGTTCTTGATAACCTCAACTTGCCATGCTTTTCGGTCGTTACGCCAGTAAACACCGCGGATTCTGGATTTGCTGTTCTTATTGCAGGAGACTCGATACTCGGAATTCTCCTGAACTGTTACTGCTCTTAAATGGTCTGGGTTAACGCATGAACGGTTGTGGCAGATATGATCAATCACCATCCCGTCTGGGATAAACATGTTATGGGTTAATGCATATGCGAAGCGATGTGCCGGAACGGATGTCTTTGCCAGACGGAACGTGCCATATCCCTTTGGATGATGAGCGCCGTCCCATTCCCAACATTTACTAGGATCAGCGCTTTTGAAGTATTTATTAAATCGTTCTATGTCAGATGCTGACGCTTTGAAAAAGGCCATATTCCGCCTTTCATTCAACGTATACGTAACACAATCCGTTACGCTTAAATTTCAAGAGAAATATCGGCACTAGATCGGAAGAGCACACGT